CAAGAATTTATATTCACTTTTGCTTCTTGGTATGTTATCGATAGATTTCAGGCAACAGGAGAACAAGCAATGCGTATAGAGAGTATTTTTTCCAGAGCGTCATCTCCTTTGCTTATAGCAGGAAATAATGCTTTTAGAGCAGTAGCTTTAAATACTAGTGGATGGTTATGGACTTTAGGAATTAATGACTTTGGTTGTCACCATTCACATAATATGTGTATCAACATGTTAACGTGTCCAGATTTGTCTTCCTTTTTCCAGTATTCGGACCAGTATAGACTTAAGTCTTATGGTGATGATATGTGGAAAGGATTTTCAGAATTTTTGTCTAATATCATTAAGCCAGCAGAATTAGCCGCCTTAATGTTAAAGTACTATGGGTTTACACTCACAGGTATTGACAAAGTTGATTCTGGACAGTATGTTAAGAACATACAAGATTGTTCATTTATTGGAAGAGCATTTAAACCAAAAGGATCCTTGTATCTTGCTCCTTTACAGGATTCTAGCTTCAACAAAATGATACATTGGGTACGTAAGAATAAAAAGATTCCTGCTATAGAAATATATCAGGCAGTTCTTAATACTATGTGTCATGAAAGCATCCCTAAGGGAAGAGATGTTTACAATGATTTCTTAAAAAGGATGAATCCATTGTTTAGAGAGTTTGGACTAATACCTTTGTATAGTAATTATGCACAGGCGTGGAGCAAGTATAAAGATAATTATTTGAATAGCCCCAGGTCCGAAATAGCACAATGGTTAAGGTACAATAGTAAATGTGCCTTAACACAAACACAGTCGTAGGGGACTTAAAGCCCAAAGTGGCCTAACCGGTCCTACCTTTCATTTGGTATATAAAATGAATGAAGAGAAGTAAGAACATAGGTTTATTCTTACTTTGTTGACTAAAATAACCTGCAACAGACCAAAGTAAAAACACTCAACACCAGAGTATAAATAATGAGACAGGAACTAGTCTCGGTGAACCTAGTTCAACAACTGATGTAATTACAAATGAAATTAATACAATAGCTTTTGTAGAACCAGTAATACATCAAGAGGATACTAGTGAGAGAGTAGCACATATAAACAATGCATATCCTAAGCAGTTTCCTCAACATATAGCGGGAAGGAGAAGATTACTAGCTAGTGGCTCGTTACCTTCGCCGCCTAGTTTGACACCTACTTTTGTAGGATTTTCCGTATGGACTTTAATTAGACAAAATGTTGAAATAGCAAGAGTACTAAAATTCTTTAAAGTGATACGTACAGACATAAGGTTGACTGTAGTAATTAGAGCAGCACCTAGTATGTATGGAGCGTATATGTTGTCATATCAGTATGGAAATGCCGATAGTAATATTCAATCGTTGGTAACTTCAAATGCAGTTATAGGAGATATTTCTACATCAGAAGCGATAGATATAGTTATACCATATAAG